GGGTGCTTGTATTTTTACTGGTCTTCCTGTTCCAGAGATAGCAAAAGGTGCATTTGGATTGGAAAGAAATGAACAAGAAGGGTTATTTGAACTTTCACGTCTCTGCATTCACCCAGACACACAATCAACTGAGTATAATATCACTTCTTGGTTTGTTTCAAGAGCGATTAAACAGTTACGAAAGGATACTAAAGTTAAAGCAATCATCTCTTACGCTGATAACGATTTTCATACTGGCACAATCTATCGCGCTTGTAACTTTAAGTATTGTGGTCTTACAGAACCAAAAAAAGATTTTTACTATGCAGACGGAACTAAACACTCTCGTGGAAAAGTAAAAGGTGCTGAGGGAGAATGGCGTGAACGCTCCCGCAAGCACCGATATGTTATGACTTTTGATAAAAACCTTAAACTCTTATGGTCATAATATAGTATTTCTTGTATTTTCTGTCTTTATCAATGTTTCATTAACATACTCCGAGGACCTGTCATAGATTAAAGAAGTTCTCATATCTTTAATTACTTGTTTTAAATAACCAGGTTTAAGAACATATATTGTTCTTTTTTCATTATTTTTTCTAACTTCATATTCATAGTTACTTATTCCAACAACTGGTGGTGGACTAATATTTGATAATTTATTTTGTGGGTCTGGTATAGTAAAGTTTCCATCAACAACTTTTCCTGATGGAAGAATCAATCTATTTTCAGAATCTTTAACTTCGATAGTTTCGTAATGATGAATTTGATTTAAATTTGATCCATAGATTTCGAAACAGAAATCGTATAAGTCTTTATCTGATAAAGGCCATTGATCTCTTATGTTTGTTATTCCTGCACTAATCAATACTACCCAATCATACTCCGAACTATTATATAATTCTTTAGCAACTGTATCAGGTCTAGATCCATCTTTTATTTCATATTTGTTGAATAGTGTAAAAACATTTTGAAGATCATCTCTAAGTTTTTCTCTTCTGAACAAATTTTTAACAATTATATATTCATCAGAAGATAGTCTTGTATTTAATGGTGACTGATATTCTACGTTAGGAAGTTCTCTGAAATATGTCATTAGTAACCTACTCCTAGTTCACCTTCTCCTTGATTATAATCTTCAGCATATACAATAGATAATTCTTGAAAAGCAAGAGATAATTGTAAATGTACTGGGGTCGCATCTGAATATGTTGCGTATGTTCCCGATGCAGTATAATTAACTCCCATATTGACTAAGGCACATGGTTTGAATCGATGTAAGAATGGGTGTTCTTTTCCACCACTCATATATGACAATAGAAATACATTTGGTGATTTTATAAAAAATCCACCACCCGTAGATTCTGCAGATCCTTTACTTGCAGTCATATTTTGTTTGAATAGTCTAATTATCTTTTTAACCATATCAGATTCTGGTTTTGATCTGGGAATTAAATCATAAGAAAATTGAAATGGTGTTCTAATCGTAGTTCCACCAAATAAAAGTTCTACGTTTTGATTAACTACAGCACCTGTTGCTCTAGAAACTAGTTGATTGATATTTAATTCTCCACTGATTAATTGCTGTACTGCCAATCCTGCAAATGTTGCCGATGCTGCATTTTGCCCAGTTGCATCAGTAACAGCACCACCTATTTTATCAAGTGCTCCCTTCACAGCATTCAATCCAGTTTGGAGAGGTGTTCCAGATTTTATTACCTCCTGAGCACCAGACATTAATCCGCCGGAAACTGCATCTAAACTATTTTCTCCCCAACTCGTAGAATTAGAATCACTTATGTTTTGTGGTATCGGTAAAATAATAGTCTCTAATAATTTTTTATTATTTCTAATAGCCTGATCTGTAGTTCCTAAAGCAAATCCACTGCCAGATTGAGATAAACCAGGGGGTATGTATTCGACGATCTCTATCTTTAAATAATCGTCATTTATACCTATATTTTTTAATGGGTATCTTAATTGAGCCATTATTTTTTATAGTTATTTATCATCATCTTCTGATAAATTTTGCATAGGGTAATTGTCTTAGTGAATTAAATTCGTATAAAGATACTGGAAACAGAGGACTTGCTACTTCTGGATATGTATATTGTCTTATTTTTCCCCAATGATAATTGAATCCAAAAAATCCGTTCTCAGTTATGTCACCTGCAAGAATCAATGGATGTTGATCATATATGATTCCAGGTGTTTTTGCATAATAGATGAATGTGTAATATCCACCAGAACTAATGCTATTTGATTCATTATCTGATAAAGATTCTATAATTGCATCCATTAATTCTTCTGGAGTTTCACTACCATATAAACTATTAACTAATTTTTCTATCCTATTGTTGGGTCTATTTTGTAAATTTGGATTTGATCTTCGATAATCTATATCATTTTGAATTAAAGAAATTAATTTTTCTTTATTTAATTTCTCATACCCACCCGTTCTTCCAGATCCTTTTTCGGAAACATAATAAATTACATACGATTTTGCAATTTGAATTAATTCTTTTTTAGTATATTCGTTTAATGGTTTTTCGTGTCCTGTTAATGCCATTATTTGATACCTAGTTCATCTTCGGTTATTATTTTAAATTGCCATTGACGATCTTCACAAAATTCTTTAGCTGCTTTCCACTTTTCTTGATTTTTTACCCATTCAGTTACTTCAAAAATATATCCCTTTGTTTTCTTTTTTTGAACCTTTGGTTCTATAGTTTGTTTTTTTGGTTTTATTTCAATTATATATTTTTGAATTTTTCCATCACTTTGTCTCACTTTAACATAAAAATCTGGAAAATATTTGTGAATTTTTCCATCAAGTGGTGATCTATATGGAAGTGCTAGTTCTTCAGAACCCCACTCTAAAATATTTTCATTTAAGTCACAATAATTCATGAAACGTCTTTCCCACAAAGAACGATAAATGATATTAGTTGGATCTCCCTTATATTTTTTGGGATGTGATGGACTATATTTACCTTTGTATGACATCTAAATAGTTAATAATATAAACCTAATATAGGTATTTAGAGTGCCATATTCACGTAAAATATCCGATATTAAACCACTTTTTACAAATGTTGCTCAAACTTCCCACTATGAAGTTAAATTTGGTGGACTAAGTTCGGAATTATTATTTTATCTCTCACAAAGAGGAGTGGATGCGAGATTTATATATGAAGATTTGGGATTGCTTTGCTCATCAACAACTCTTCCAACATTTTCATTTGCATCTGGTGAAGTATATAATCATATAGGTGTTCAAGAAAAATTTGCACATTCAAAAATTTATGCTCCAATTAACATGGAGTTTTATGTTGATAAAAAATATAAAGTAATAAAATTTTTAGAGCATTGGATGGAATTTATGAGTAGTGGATCTCATAATCCAATAGATGGAATTTCTGGACCCATCAATCAGGGGCATGATGCATATTTTGTGAGAATGCAGTACCCATCATATTATAAGTCAAATTTTACTACTATAACAAAATTTGAGAGAGATTATAGGAGAGAACTTAACTATAATTTTATTGGACTTTTCCCAATAAGTGTCTCATCTATTCCAGTTTCATATAGTTCATCTAATGTTATGACTGTATCTGCATCATTTCAATATGAAAGATATGTTTGTGGAAAGATTAGTAGTCTTCCAATTTATCAAAATACTGATAATAATAAACAATCATCCACACCAAAACAATCGTCTACAGTAGATTCTTCAAAAAGATTAATACCTAGATCTCCTGGTTCAATACCTTCTAATGGAGTTGAATTATTTCCCTCCGATTTGACATTATATGAATCTTTATACGGCAAGAGGCAATAAATAAACATACCTGAATTTATGGGATTATTATGCCATTACCTGCCATTTCTACACCAACATATGAGTTGGAAATACCATCATTAAAAAAAAGCATTAAGTATAGACCTTTTTTAGTTAAAGAAGAAAAAATATTAATTATTGCGATGGAAAGTGAGGATTCAAATCAAATCGCTGAGGCAATAAAAACTGTTATCTCCAATTGTATTATAACTCGTGGAGTAAAGGTAGAGAATCTTTCAACATTTGATATAGAATATTTGTTTTTAAATATACGGGGAAAATCTGTAGGAGAGTCTGTAGATCTTTTAATTACATGTCCAGATGATGGAAAGACTCAGGTACCAGTTAGTATTAATATTGATGAAATTAATGTAGAAATTGGTGATGATCACTCTCGGGATATTCAACTTGATGGTAATTTATCGATTAGGATGAAATATCCTTCCATGAAAGAATTTGTGAAAACTAATTTTGCAAACGGTCAAGAAATTAGTGTTGATGATACATTTGAATTAATATGTTCATGTATTGAGCAAATTTATAATGAAGAGGAATCTTGGTCTGCTTCTGATTGTACAAAAAAAGAACTTATTGGATTTCTTGAGCAATTAACTTCAAATCAATTTAAGATGATTGAAAAGTTTTTTGAAACTATGCCAAAACTTTCCCATACAATAAAAGTTAGAAATCCAAACACTGATGTAGAGAGTGACATTGTAATTGAGGGATTGTCTAGTTTTTTCGCCTAGTTATGGCTCATGAATCTATTGAGTCATATTATAAAGTTAATTTTGCTCTCATTCAGCATCATAAATACTCTTTGACAGAGATAGAAAATATGATTCCTTGGGAAAGGGAAGTTTATATTTCCCTTCTTCAACAATATATTGAAGAGGAAAACCTAAAGAATAACGCTAATGGCTGAGGTTGATTTAAATTCAGTTGCTTCAAGTGGGGTAGATCCCATTACAGGATCTCCATTGTCTAAAGAAGTAAGACAGGCAATATTTAATAAAACGAGAATATCTGGCACTGCTTTTAATCGAGATAGTTTTATATCTCAGTATGTAAATGATAATAAGCAAAAATTAGAGTTAATACAAACTAATCAAGAGTCATTAATTGGTGTTAACACTCAAATTAACAATTTAAACCAGCAGATAGTAACTTTAAATGCTGGTCTTACTACTATTGCTCAATTACTCGAAAAAGATGCTGCTGGAGACCAAGCAAGACTAAATGCAGATCTGGAAAAAAATCGACGATATACTGAACAGGAAGTACGAGTAGGAAAAGAAAACGAAATTGAAAATAGAATCCAGGCAGCTCTTGTGGTACCAGTTCAAAAATTGGCACCAAAAGTTACTAACATGTTTGAAAATATTAAACGTTCTTTATTATTTTTATTTACCGGTTGGTTAACTAATGAAATAGTAAAATATTTTGATGCCCAAAATGAAGGTGATACTGATAAATTAACTGAAATTAAAAATAATATATTACAGAAACTGGGAATAGCGGGTGGAGTTTTATTTGCAATTAATGGTGGAATTGGATTAGCAATAAAGTTAATTGTAGGATTAACAGGTAAAATATTATCTCTTATTGGTAAAGTTATAACTGCTCCATTTGTATCAGGAATAAATGCAATTAGGCGGTTAGTTGGTGGCAATAAAAAACCAGTTCCTTCATCTTCTGCATCACCAAAGTCTTCTTCAACTCCAAAACCAACTTCTGGATTTTTTTCTAAGGCAACTTCTATTGCATCTAATGCATTTACTTTAGCCGCTGGAGGTATAGATTTTTTAGGTAGAAAATCAGAAGGACAAACTAATCTTCAGGCAGGCGCTGGAAGCGTGTCAAGTATGGCTGCTTCCAGCACTGCAATGAAAGTAACTTCTAAATTACCTCTTCCCGGAATTGTAAAATTTCCACTTACAATTGGTGCTGGTATGTTGGGTTGGGGTATGGGGGGAAAATTATCCGATACTATGACTGGAGCGAATAATACTGAAAAATCCGAACCATCTACCACTTCTACTGCTGCAAATTCTACCACCACCACTTCTAATCCACCAAACCCAACTTCAAAACCATCTACCACTTCTACTGCTGCAAATTCTACCACCACCACTTCTAATCCACCAAACCCAACTTCAAATACAGTAACTCCTGTAACACCACCACTTTCAACACCACTAATAAAATCCCAAAGTTCTCAACCATCTCAGGAAACTAAGATAGAACCTCAAGAGAATTTGATGAAATCACAACCTTCCCTTGTAATACCTGAGGAAAAGGTTAAACAATATGAAAGAGCTTGGCAATACAAAGATAATCCTCTTGCTAGAGGGAAAATTGAAAGTGCTTGGTCAAAAATGAGTGATGATGATAAACAACAAGCAAAGCAATGGGCAGAATCAAAGGGGTATGATTGGAGTAAAATGCGGTTAGAGGAACCAAAAGTAACCACACAAACTAAAGAACCGGAAATTTCAGCAGTAACTAAAGAAGTTCCTAAAATTGATGTTTTACCAGAACCAAAACCAGATGTAATAGTTGCACAGCAACCACAACCAAAACAACAAGTATCTACTCAATCTCAACCAAATTATGATGAAAGTGTTACTGATGTTCCATTGATAAAATCGTCAAATCCAGATAATTTTTATATATTATATTCTCTTTTAAATTACAACGTGGTAATCTAAGATGGCAATATCAGATTCACTTAGATCATCGTTTAGATTTACTCAAAGTGCTAATAAATCTATTTCTTCAGCTAAAACAGAAATATTAAAATCCAATATTTCTGTCAATAAAATAAATCAAGTAATATCTAGTAATATAAAACTTAAGGAAACGATAGCATATAAGTCAAATATTTTAGATTTAAGACGTAGAGAAAATGAAAAAAGAAAAATTATAGAGGACAGAATCGAAGCATCTAAAGTTTCTACAAATACATTTAAAGCATCTGCATCTATGATTTCGAATAGTTCTGCAGGTCCTTTTCAAAGATTGCTTGGATTTTTGGGATTTATTACTGCTGGATGGCTTGTTGAAAATTTACCTACTATTATTTTTATAGGTAAAGAATTTATCTCTAGAGTCTATAAGATGGGATCTATAATCTCAAATTTTTTGGGAGGAATGATCACAATAGTACAACGATTTGGCACACTTCTTCATAGTGTGGGGTCGAATATTTTAAATTTGGATTTTACTGATCAATCCAATAGAGTAAGAACATCGCTTACTGAATTGAATGATGCGATAGAATCGGTAAACAGAGAAATACTGGAAGGATATAGTTTATTGACAACACCTTTGACTCAATCTATTGATACCGGTGAAGAGGCACCACTACCAGGTCAACCTGCACCAGATACTTTGTACCCTGAACCATATCAACCTGGAGAGACTAAAGAACCAGAAACTTCTGGTGGTAGAGTAAGTCCACAAGCAGTTTATTCATATTTAAGGCAAAAGGGAATTTCTCATGCCCATGCCATGGGTATTCTTGCAAACATTGAGGGAGAAAGTAAGTTTAGAGTTGGTGCAAAGAGTGGTGATGATGGTGGTGCTGGTGGTTTGTTCCAATGGAAGAAACCAAGAAGTGATAGAATGGCAGCAAATGTTCCAAACTGGCAGAGAAACTGGAAAGGGCAGTTAGACTATGCTCTAGTTGAGGATGCTGGTCCTGCATATTTGAAGACACAGTTTTCTTCACCAGAAGATGCGGCACAGTGGTGGATGGTAAAATGGGAGAGACCTTCCGAAAGAGTTAGAGGTGCAAGAAAACAGCAGCATAATGCATTTATTAGAAATTTTAAACCTAGTGGACAATCACAACCACCAAAAACACCAACACCAACACCAACACCACCAAGACCAGTATCTACTGGAACTATGAATCTAATACCACAAACCGGATCTGGTGGACTTATTCAGGGGGGATCTGGAAAAGGTGGTGAAACTACATATGCAACTCACTTTCATATAGATGCTAAAACTGCAAATCCAACTGCTCAACAGTTGGCAAATATTCGTGAAGTTGCTTTTAGAGCAGCAAAGGCAATGTTTGCTAGAGGGTCTTGGATTCATTTTGGTAATATTAAAAAAAATGCAGATAAAAATACCGACGATCAAAAATTAAAAGGTTTGATATCTGCAGAACAAAAAGCCCATGGTGCAAGAAGTAGTGCTGCTGTTGATATTCAAGAGCATAATCCAAATGTAAAACAAACTTTCCCATCTCAAGTAGGATCCGCAACTAAATTTCCGTTCGCTGTTGGTGAAGTTTATTATCGAGGTGGTTATGGTAGAGAAGCAGAAATTATCGGTACTGGTGGAATTACTGTATCGCATGGTGCCCCCGGATCAAAGGCAACTGAAGGTGTAAGTCAACAAAAAACATCTACTTTGTATCCAGTGGTAAAATCGCAAATACCACAATCAATAACTCCAGAAAGAAAGGGGCAGCAAATTGTTGTTGTTGATCCTCCAGCACCTACACCACAACAAGTGGTTTCGGCAACAATGCCAAAACCACAAAAACAAATACAGGGTCAATTTTTGAATGAACTTAATGTGTTAAATAGATTTATTAAACAAAAAATTCTACTAGATTTGTCTTATCTATAATGTCAACAAAACAATCCATATTCGAAGAGTTTTTTATAGAGTCTAATGATCGAAGTAGAACAGTTGACATTACTTCTGGTGTAATTTCTTTTGAATACTTTGAAGATATTTTTTCACCCACAATAACTGCAAAAGTTAAAGTAGTTAATACTGGAAATACAATATCATCAAAAGATAATCCAGATGGAAGTAAACAGTCTTTATATAATGGTCTTCCACTTCGTGGTGGTGAACGATTGGCGGTAAAAATTTCAGGAAATAGTAAAAATAATCCTGGACTAGATTTTTCAAAAAAATCTCAAGACTATTTTTATGTATCTAGTATTTCTGATGTCATTTCAGAAACTCAAAAAGAAAGTTTTACTTTGCATTTAGTCTCTAGAGAGGCAATTACTAATGAGACATCTAGAGTACCTAAAAAATATCCATCATCATCAAGTATTGATACTTCTGTTAGAAGTATTCTTTCCGATTATTTAAAAACTGACAAAATAGGTACAATTGATAAAACATCCAATAATTATGGATTTATTGGAAATATGCGGAAACCATTTACAGTTTTGGTGTGGTTAGCTTCAAAAGGAGTACCAGTATCTTCTGGAGATGGAACAGCAGGATTCTTATTTTATCAGACTAGGGATGGATTTCAATTTAGATCAATTGATGGATTAAATGATCAAGCGGCAAAGGCAACTTACACTCACAGTGAAGTTACAAATAATTATGACGATACTAATAAAGTTGATGATGACTTTAGAATTCTAAATTACTTAGTAGACAGAAATCAAAATCTAATTGAAAAATTAAGGATGGGGACATATTGTAGTCAAAGGTCTTATTTCAATCTTCTTAATTTTTCATTTACAAATAGTGTTTTTAAATTATCAGATTATTCAAAGAAGACTAATAATTTGGGGAGCGAATTGAAACTTCCAAAAATTTCAAATAGTTCTAATACTGGTCTTGGAGATGTACCAACAAGAATTATATCTCAAGTATTAGATATTGGTACTATGGAACAAGGTGTTTCTACTAAGGAAAATGCTGATCCTGGAAAATATCAATCTCAGGGATTGATGAGGTATAACGTGTTATTTACTCAATCTCTAGATGTTATGATTTCTTGCAACACTAATTTAAGAGCTGGTGATATTATCGAATGCAATTTTCCTAAAATTTCAGAATCTGATGCAAAAGAGTATGATCCAGAAACAAGTGGACTATATATGATAAAAGAATTATGTCATCATTTTGATGTCAATAGATCATATACATCTATGAAATTAGTTAGAGATACTTTTGGGAAAAAACAGCAAAAAAATAAATGATCGATCAAACATTAGTTAATAGTAATTTTGTAGGTAGAGATGGATTTAGATGGTGGATTGGGCAGGTACCACCAATAGAATCTAATGGTAAACAGTCTAGTGGTGGTGGATGGGGAAATCGCTGTAAAGTTCGTATTATGGGATATCATCCAGATAATCCTGTAGAACTTTCTAATGAAGACCTTCCTTGGGCTCAAGTGTTGTTGCCAACAACTTCTGGATCTGGGGCATCAAATTTAGCAGTCACCCAAAAAATTAGACCTGGAGATATAGTTTTTGGATTTTTTCTTGATGGTGATAACGGTCAACTTCCTGTTATTATGGGTTGTTTTGGAAGAACAGAAGGCGTCTCAACAAAAGAGTACAGTTCACCATTCACTCCTTTTACTGGATACACCAGCAATATTGATAAACCTAATGGGCAAGTATATCCAAGTGAAACTAATGAGCAAAATGCTAAATCACAAAAAAGTCCTAGAGATGTTCCTACTTCAGTTACTCAAAGATTAAATAATACCAAAAAGGGAAAAGATGAAATAACTTCTTATTCTGGAATTGGTAAAAAAATAGTTCTTGCAAATAGTTGTGATGATACTGCAGTTAAAGGTATAGTTTCTGAAGTTACAAATTTATTGGATAAATTTGAATCTGGATTAAACAAGGTAGCAAATTTTACAAGCGAAATAAATCGTTCGGTTGAAAAAATAGTAGGGATTGCTAATAATATTGTTGGTCAAATGTTTAATTCTTTGTTTAATAAGTTGATTCCAATTCTTCAAAAAGGATTGGATCTATTATACAAAAAAGTATATGCAGCAGTTTTGGCGGCAACAGGTAGTCCTATTGCCGCTCATTTGGCAGGTGTTGCTGCACAAACTGCAATGGTACCTCCTGTTAAACTTTTAGAAAAAGCAATTCCATGCGTTGCAGCAACAGTTGTAAATGGTCTTGCTGGAATGGTGAAGGATCTTCTTAAATCTGTTTTAAATAATGTTAAAAAGTTTGTTACTTGTGCTGGAACTCAATTTGCTGGTGCATTTATAAATGGAATCATTGATAAAATTCGTAGTGGTCTTTCTGGAGTGTTGGGTGGTGTAACTAAAATACTTAGCGCAGGATTTAATATTGTCAATATTCTTAGAAGTGGTATTGATATCATTAAATCTATAGGTGGTTTATTTGATTGCAACCAATCAAAGTCAAAGTGTCAGGGATTAATTAAAGAGTGGACTATAGGATGTGGTGCAAGAAGTAGCATTAATGAGAAATCATTATTTAAAGATATTGTAGGAGAACTAAATGCAACTAAATCAAACTTAAAAAATCTTGATTTTGATGTATTTAATGAAAAGAAAAAGAAAACTAAAAAAAATAAATCTTTAAAAGATTGTTATGTAGGATATCCAACCTCCTGTGATCCACCAAAAGTTAATATATTTGGTGGTGGGGGAGAAGGTGCAGAGGCATCGGTAATTTTGGGATCGTTTGCAAAAAATGAAATTGTTGATCCTGTTCTTGGTGGAGGTATAACCGCAAGTGTAATTGGAATCAAAATGAAGAAAAAGGGTAAGGGATATAGATACCCTCCTTTCGTAGAGATTGAAGATAATTGTAATCAAGGATATGGTGCTATTGCTAGATCTGTAATTAATGATGATGGAGAAATTGAAGACATTTATATTGTGTCTGTCGGAGAAAATTATCCAATAGGTAATATTGACCCATCATCCTCAATATCTACAGCAGACTTTACGGATTCTCCAATATATGGAGTATCTAGAGTAACTGTTGTTGATTCTGGATCGGGATATTCTAAGGGTGATTATGCTATCGATAACTATGGTAATAAGTATACTCTTAATATAGATGAAGATTTTGGAACCATAATTTCTGCAAACATAGAAGTTGGTATCCCATTATCAGAAAACATTGATGAAGAAAGAGAACTACCTAATGAAAATATAGTTCGTAGAACACCTACAATAAATACTAACGTAATAACTAGTGATTCGCCACCACCATCAATGAGAATCATATCTGAAACTGGAATTGGTGCAATATTAAAACCAATTGTTGGCGAAATTTCTACATCTCTGGAAGAAGAATCTCAAATAGGAGATCTGAAAATAATAGTTGATTGTGTGGAATAAAAAATGGCAGAAAGACCGAATTTAAATTGGGAATCTAGAAACATTTTTAGTCTAGGACCACAATTTAGAATTGAAAACAATAATCCTCAGATGGGATGTTCTGGGGAATCGGTGTATAATTTTTATTCAGTAACTGACAATAATGATGTTAATCTTTCTGGAATGACTGAAAGTGGTTTATATAGAATTTACAATGATCGTCAAATTGAAATTATAGCAGGTAATAAAGAAAAAAGTGATGGGGTTGATGTTGTAATTGCAGGCATGAATGGGGATGTTACCATTACCGCCATGCGAAATGGTTCTGTCAGAATTAAAGGTAAGAATATAATGATAGAATCTGATGAAGATGTTGATATTAAAGCCGGAAGAAACATCAGTCTTAATTCTGGATCAGGAAGAGTTGTTATGAAGGGAAATAAACTAGATCAGGATGGATTAACTGGAAATCTAGTGAAAAGTACTTTTGGAATGGACGTATTTTCAAAGAGTTTTGTTGGTGCTGATGTAGTTTCTGCAGCATTTGATATAGCAAAAACAAATGTAATAGGATTCTAATATGTCAGACGATATACAAGTATTTGGTCAAGAATCCTATTTTAACGAAAAAGTAACATTTTTTAAAAATATTACTGCACCAAATGTTCCCGAAAATTTACAATCGGGAAAATATCAAATTTCTAGTTTATGGGTTGAAGAAAATGAGATCTTAGAAGAAGGTCAACTCGGTGTAGAGTCTGATACAAATCAATTTAAATTTGGTGATGGTGAAACACCTTGGAATGATCTTCCTTATGCTTCTGGAGCAACTGGCCCTCAAGGAGTTCAAGGTGTTCAGGGGCATCAAAGTGCTCAAGGTGTTCAGGGAGTTCAAGGCCCTAGAGGATTATCTGGTGAGTTTGCTGGACAAGGTACTCAAGGACTTCAAGGACTCCAAGGTGCACAAGGACTTCAAGGACGCCAAGGTTCACAAGGACTTCAGGGAAATCAAGGACTCCAAGGTTCACAAGGACTTCAGGGAAATCAAGGACTCCAAGGTTCACAAGGACTTCAGGGAAATCAAGGACTTCAAGGAAATCAAGGACTTCAAGGAAATCAAGGACTCCAAGGTTTACAAGGATTTCAAGGACTTCAAGGACTCCAAGGTTTACAGGGACTTCAGGGAAATCAAGGACTCCAAGGTTTACAAGGATTTCAAGGACTTCAAGGACTTCAGGGAACATTAAGTAATTTCCAGGGTACTCAAGGACTTCAAGGACTTCAAGGTACTCAAGGAAATCAAGGAACCCAAGGAAATCAGGGACTTCAAGGACGCCAAGGTACTCAAGGACTCCAAGGATTCCAAGGACTCCAAGGACTCCAAGGACTTCAAGGACTTCAAGGACCTTTAAGTAATTTCCAAGGTACTCAAGGAAATCAAGGAACCCAAGGAAATCAGGGACTTCAAGGTGCACAAGGACGCCAAGGTTTACAAGGATCCTTAAGTAATTTCCAAGGCACTCAAGGAACTCAAGGAACTCAGGGTACACAAGGTCTTCAAGGTCGTCAGGGAAATCAAGGAGTTCAAGGTCATCAGAGTGCTCAAGGACGCCAAGGTGCTCAGGGAAGAATAGGTAATCAAGGAATTCAAGGATCCTTAAGTAATTTTCAAGGTGTACAAGGTCGTCAAGGTCCGCAAGGTCCACAAGGTCCACAAGGTCCACAAGGCAGGCAAGGATCTCAAGGTGCACAAGGACATCAAAGTGCTCAAGGACGCCAAGGTGCTCAGGGAAGACTAGGTAATCAAGGACCTCAAGGACCTCAAGGATCTCAAGGATCTCAAGGACCACAAGGAAGGCAAGGACCTCAAGGTGTTCAAGGATTTCAAGGAAATCAAGGACTTCAGGGAAATCAAGGACTTCAAGGAAATCAAGGACTTCAAGGAAATCAAGGACTTCAAGGAAATCAAGGACTCCAAGGTTCACAAGGACTTCAGGGAAATCAAGGACTTCAAGGAAATCAAGGAC